CGACATTACTATCAACGCATTTGACGGCTGCGGCATTGCACATCCAAAGATTATGGAGGAAGTTCGCCGTAGAATCGGCAGTGATACACCTATTACGAGCGCGGTGATCAGGCTCCCTCTGATGAAGGGAGTTGTGCATAGTGTTGACTATGAGACTTTTTTTGCAGAGCGCGGCGTGCGGTTCATTACAGATATCTGGGGCGTGCAGCATGATGTAAGCCCGGGCGCAGAACCGCTGATGATTTTGACGGAGGGGCAGTACAAGGGATACTCCTACTTCAACAAAACCGGCACGATTGCGGACTGGGAGGAGTATTGGTATCAGTTCAAGAAGTACAACCATTGTTTTGGTATTGCCAAGTGGAACTTCGATGCTGATACGGAGCCGCTTATGACGCGGGCAAACTACCAGATTTTGCAGGATTTGGACTTGCCGTATGACAAGTTCCGCTCTATCGCAGATGACAGTATCAACTGGTTTGAAAAGATCACAGACGGCGACCCGATTTATACATACTGCTTTCTTGGCATGTACGCCGATAAGCATAAGGCGTTGAACGACTACTGCGCAGCCATTCTCAAAAACCCGGAGATGATGAACGAGGACGGTGTGCGGAACTACATTGTGAATTTGCTTGGAAAGTACCGCGATGATATGAAGTGTGGAAAGCTTTGGACTAAATCCACCTTCAAAACATTAACTCCTGATTTGATCATGCTTATGGAACATATCGGTGGGTTGCCTTTAAAGGGAGCGCTGGAGGCGGATGAGTTCTTCTGCTTTGACAGAACAGGAACCATGCTTGGTGAGCGGTTGTTAGAGCGGAACCCGCATATTTGCAAGAGTGAACATGTTATTTTAAAAGGAACGACGAACGAACTTCTGGAGAAGTATTGTGGACATTTGGTCAACACGGCGATTGTAAACTGCAAAAGTATCACGCCGCAGCGATTAAATGGCGCGGATTATGACGGTGATCTTACATTGATTGTTAATGACCCTGTAATTATGAGCGGTGTTGATCGTAATGCCTCTGTGGTCATTGATGTTGAGGACAAGGTTACTGCATTGAAGGAAGAATACAGCATCCAGAACAGAACAAACTGTATTATTCGCAGCTTGCGCAGCTCTATTGGAGAGATAAGCAACTATGCGAGTGCATACCACAACAAAGCGCCAAAAACACAAGAGCAGAAAAAGCGATACGAGGGGTATGTTAATCTGCTCTCGGTGGTCAATGGCAAAGCCATCGATTTTGCCAAGACGGGAGTGCTTTACCCAGTGCCCCGCAACATTGCGAAATACGGTCGTCCGCTGCCGTATTTTATGAAGTACGCAAGCCCGTACTATAAGCGGATGAAAAAGCTGAGTTGTGCCCACTCCAACATGAACATGCTGTGCTTTGAGCTTGAACGCTGGGAAAACACGATCCGCAAACGGCGCATGAAAAAGTTTGACTGGAGGATCATGTTTGATGAAGAGATCGGGTATGACCAGGAGCATTTTGACGCTATTGAGTTGATATTTTGCGAATTTTATAAGCTGTGCAGGGATTTGGCGGAGCTGAATCACCAGTGCAGACACTACGAAACGTACAAAGACATTTTAAGAGAACAGAACATTACGAAAGAGATCGCTGCGAATTTTGAGGTAAACTGGCAGTATTACTACAACATTTACCGCAGCCGGTGCCAGCAGATTGTTCCGGATGTGCGTGAGCTTGCAAACATCTGTGTGGTTTTGTGCTATGACAAATATAAGAGCCGCAACAAAAAGTTCATGTGGCAGATGGCCGGTAAGGGTGTAGTAGAGAACATCAAACAGGTAAACATCTGCCTTCCGCAGGAGTGCGATGACGGCGAGTATGAGTACCTTGGAAAGCGTTATACGCTGGCCCCTGTGGAAAGCGACATCCCGGTAGAGTATATCGATGCAGAGCTTGTGCCGGGAGGTGACTGCGATGTTTTATGATTTTTACTGCAACGAGAAGATGCTGCTTGATAATTACAAGAAGAATAATTTGGGAAACCGTGCGTTGAAGCGTGTAATTGGGCGCAGCGGAATGACGCCTGACAAATGCGCTGATATGTACCTTACGATGTTTGACAACAGTTTGAATTTGAGCTACGACAGATATGACCTTGTAAGACATTTTGAGACCTGTGGAACGAAGACATGTGAGTTATTACAGATTGACAGTATAAAAGTATATAAACAAGACCTTGAATGGATCATGACACAAATTGAGACACACAATCTGAAGCAGAAAGAGCAACTTTGCCTGTTTGGCGTTGTGATGATGTGTAGGATTTTACATATGGACACGATAGATTTGACGACCGAGTTTAAGATCAAGCGGTTTTGCAGCTGTTTTGAATCGCACCTGCATGATGTAACCATCAGAAAAGGAAAGTGGTACGAGACTTATCACGCGCCGATAGGGATGGAGACGGTGAGCGATGAATACGGCATCCTGCTGCGGACGGACAGCGAACATACCGCGAAGAAGGTTGGCTGTTATTATACCTACGAGAATTATGATTTGAAGAATAATGAAGTTGTATACGAAATGGTTGTTACGCCTGACACAAATCGGCTGAACCTGTATGCTTTGTATCAAACGGTGGGGTTGAAAAACATACGGTTCTGCGTGAGCTGCGGCTGCGCGTTTACGGCAAGAGGTAACATGACAAAGTATTGTGATGATTGCGCCAAGATCATAAAAAGAGAACAGACAAGAGAAAGAGTACGCAAATACAGACAGCGGCATTCTACGATGTAACGCTTTTAAAATAAGGCGGTTTACAACGATTAAGGACTGATGACTTTATCCCGTCCAGGGCTTCGGCTTTGGGCGGGCTTTTGTTTTGTCCGATTTTAAAAGGTTTTATAAGGAGCGATGTTTGTATGATTACTATTTCTAAGGCAGAGGCCAAGATGATCCGTGAGAAGTTCCCACGTGCGCACATGGTTACGACCGTGCATAAGACCATGGTTGACGAGACCCGTGACGTGCTGAAAGCGCTTGTTAATAATGTTGACGCGCAGCAGGCACTGGAGGAGATGGATCGGGATGAACGCCGTCGTACCGCCCGTACTTTGGGTGACGAGGT